CTGATAAGATTATTGTGGCTACCTATGGTGTTGCCGCTGTGGGTATTAATATCCCTAGGATTTTTAATTTGGTTCTTGTGGAACCCGGGAAAAGTTTTGTCCGCGTTATCCAAAGCATTGGACGCGGCATAAGAAAAGCCGAAGACAAAGAGCATGTTCAAATCTGGGACATAACTTCAACATGCAAATTTGCAAAACGACACTTGACCAAACGCAAGCAATTTTATAAAGAAGCTAACTATCCCTTTACTCAGGAAAAATTAGAATGGATGAAAATAAAATAACTGTTGCAGTGTGCGGAGACAGTTTTTGTACTGCATCAACTGTTGATCTCAAAGAGGTGGGACTGCGAGCGCATTTTAGTCAGATGCTTGAAGACCAATATGGCTATCAAGTTATCCATCTAGCGCATGGCGGATTTAGCAATGCTGGAATATTTTTTCAAATGCAAAAAGCCCTTGAGCTTGGAGCTGATGTTGTGGTCTACAATCGCACATGGGCCAGCAGAATAAACTTGTCCATGCATGACAACTTTGAGCCGTCTCAAGGCCTAAAGAATTTTATCTATTCTAATCCGCACATGCCCAGCACTGGTTCGCCGCATGTGGGCGATAGCAAGGCTGCAATTTTTTCCACTGTGTGGCAGAATTTAGAAAACAGTCCATTTTTTGATTTTACCAAAGAACAACTTGTTGCTGTTGACCTGTACATGAAGTATTTTATGAACTACAATTTTCAAGACACCATTGATGGATGGTTGTTTGAATTTTGGCACAACAAGATCTTGGATGCAGGTGTACTGCCTGTTTTTTTCAACAATGATAATGTGGGAAAAGTCGCTTATGATTTCAGTGGCAACAATCCCAACGTCGACACACCGTTTCACACGGATCGTGCAACTCAGCAAACAGTTGCCAACAACATACACCAAATAATACATGGGCAAAATATACAAAGACATCAATAACTTTCTGCCGCAAACTCCACGTGGAGTGTTTGTGGAAATTGGCAGCGACCGTGGAGAAGGGAGTACTCAAACTCTGGCTGAAGTGGCTCAACAACACAACACTCGTTTGATCACTGTGGACATTTCCAGCAAAGCGCAGAGTAGATTGTCTCACACGTTATCAAACACTGACTTTGTTGTGGCATCTGGATCTGTCTGGGCTAGAGAATTTGCTAATACCCACACCGACATTGCTGTGTTATATTTGGATAACTTTGATTACATCTGGGATATTGATAGTGTGAGTGCAGCCATCCGCCAACAAATGCATGACTATGCTGGACAAGGAATTGTAATGAGCAATCAACATTGTCAAATTGAGCACATGCGGCAAATGGTTGCATTAACACCCTTGTTGAGTCCCGATGCTGTGGTAGCATTTGACGATACCTATTGCGTAAACGACTGTTGGATTGGCAAGTGCGGTCCAGCAGTGGTTTATTTGCAGTCGCTGGGATGGACTGTGGTACACCAAACTTTAGATTGTGGTGTGATCATGAAAAAACTTGACAACGTCAATTAAATTCTGTATACTGATAACATATGAGAATACTAACTTTAGATAACACTTACTACGACTTGGATCACTTGCCAGAAGAAATTGATGACTTGAGATTTGCAATTTTAGATAACTCCAATCCTGCAGACCCAGACTATCACTTTATTCCATTGATCTTCTTGGAGAGTTTTAACGCTCCTGCTTTGGTTTTACGCATAGGTGATATCACACTCAAAATGCCCATGGACTGGCAAATCCTAATAGGTGAACCTGACATTGGTGACTTGGAAGTGTTGCCCTTGACATCAATCAATGATCGAGGCTTTAGAGTGTTTCAATTCAACCCACTGACCAGTTATAGGCCTAGTTTTCCTGACATTGAAATACTAGATGTCTATCATGAAGTCAGCTGGTTTGCACCCAAACTCAAAAATGGGCAAATGTTGGCTGTGCCTTTGAATAATGATCCGGAACCTGACTGTGTGTACTTTGTAAAGGACATCAGTCGCAATTGTGAAATTGTAGACTACAACAAGGCCTGGTAATGCCCTATACTGAACCAGAAATATTTGAAATTATCAATCGCTTGGCCAGAGTGTATCTGGAAAGTTACCCCGACGACCGTGAAGGCTTAGAACGTTTCCTGCGTTGGGCACATTTACAATACGGTTATCAATATGGGAACCCTTAAACCAGGTGCCACATACATCTACGAGCGCAACGGTAATGAGGTGTATGCTCGTGAGTCAGGTGCTGATCCTTCTACTCGTGTGCTGGTTGGATATGGATATGATCCTATGACTGGACATCAAATATCCTACGATAAACGAACCAGCGACGGCCGACCATTGTTTGATCACCTAATGGAAGACAAGATGTGGGGCGAAATTCGGCGAGAAGCTCGTACCAATCCCACTTTACAAGACGCACTAGAACGTGCTATAATGATTTATAAACTAACCAAAACCGAATGAATGATAACCTGTCCATCGGCAACGAGATGCAACAATTTGATCGCAAGAACAGAGCGTTCTATGATCAATTGTCTGATGAAGAACGCAAAAAGTTTAGCCCTTTTTTGATGATACGTTGGGGTTCTGCGGTGGAAGGATCTCGAGAGCTTCAAGAGTTTTATGTGATTGCCACCAACGAACGATTGAACAAACATTTTTTTAACATCAGCACGACCAAACACAAAAAACTTCAATGGTTACTGGCCACTACTGTGAGTCCTGGCCTGGGTGCTCAACGACACAACTGGATTGCTCCCAAGAAAAAAGATGCCACACTTACCGGCAAGCGAAAACAACTGGCAGAAATTTACCCACATCTCAAAGATGATGAAATTAGTGTGCTGGCCGGAATCACATCACAAAAAGAAATAAACGAGTATCTCAAAAAATTTGGTGAAGGATCATGATGAAATATCAACAGCTGGTGGTTAATGGGTGTAGTTACATGGAGAGCTATGCCAGCGGATTTGGCCATCAAGAATTAGCAGAACGATTGTCAATTCCCCAGGCCATAAGTTTGGCCATTGGGGGCAGCGCCAATTCGCGTATTATTCGAACCACGCTCAAGCACAGTTACATCACGCTACAGCCCACGTTGTATGTGTTGGGAATGACATTTGTCAGCAGAGAAGAATTGCCAATTTTGCAAGCCAGCAGTGATTTTGAAGGTCGATGGACTAATTTTCAAAATCAAAGCTGGAGTTCGCGATGGGATGCTCCCTGGACACAAGCAGATACTGATGCAATGATTGAACTCAAACTCAAATGGGAATTGAATAGCATACTGGATCGTGCAGAAGATCTCATGTATCGTATACTTGCTATGATACACAGTTTAAAATCTAGAGGCCATGCTGTGATAGTTTTCCAGCAGGCTGATAATTTATATGAATCTTATTTAGATTCACCAAGACTAAAATTGTTTCACAGTGAACCTGAAATAGTTGAAGGATACAAGTGGCGTGCCATACCATGGCAACATGAACGAGGAGTTCCAGCAACAGATTATGGTCCAGGAGCTCTTCAGTATGTGCCTCCAGAAATAGCACATCGGCAACCAGGATTTCATCAAGAACTAAACATGTTTTTGACTGCATGGATCAACAACAACAATCTACTAAAATGACCCAGTGTCAGTACTGCAAGAAAGATTTTATCAAAGAAACTTCTTTGGCAGTGCATGTGTGTGAACCCAAACGGCGCAGACAGGAACGAGCGGAGCGTGGTGTGGAACTGGGTTTTCAAGCCTACATACGCTTTTATGAAATGAGCCAAGGTTCGGCTCGGCTCAAGACATTTGACGACTTTGCTGACTCGCCTTACTATCGTGCGTTTGTGAAGTTTGGACGCTATTGTGTGAGCACAAGAACTATCAATCCCAAACAGTTTCTTGAGTGGCTGTTGAAAAACAACAAAAAGATCGATCGTTGGGCAAGTGATCAACTGTACACAGAATATCTCATACAATACTTGCCATTAGAGAATGTGGCAGATGCTCTAGCACGAGCTGTAGAGTTTGGCATGGACTGGGCAGAGAAAAATTCAGCACAGCCACAGGACTGTTTGCGATATGGCAGCACACCGGCCATGTGCTATGCAGTCACAACAGGTAGGATATCACCTTGGGTAATTTACAATTCAGAGTCAGGACAACAGTTCTTGGGTGAACTCTCTCCTGATCAAATCAGCATGGTATGGCCCTACATTGACTCAGATGTGTGGCAAAAAAAGTTTCACAACTATCCAGCTGATCAAGAATACGCAAAAGATATATTAAGCAAGGCAGGTTGGTGACATGGAAACGGTGATATTTTTAACCCTAATACTTTTACAGATCAAACACTGGTACATTGACTTTGTGGATCAAAGCATGGCGGAAGTCAACCACAAAGGCCAATACGGACATTGGTTGGGCATGCGGCACAGTCTCAAACACGGCATTGGCACAGCCTTGTGTGTTGGATGTGTGCTAGGTCCTGTGTACTGGGCCGCCAGCATCATGATGGGCGTGATAGATGCTGTGGTTCACTATCACATTGACTGGGCCAAAATGAACTGGGGCAATAGAGACCTTCAAAATCCCAGCTTCTGGGCACACTTGGGCCTGGATCAGATGGCACATCAGTTGACTTACATTGGCCTTGTGGCTATAATTGCATTATGATTAGATCTATTAGCGGCAGCAAATACATTCAAGTGTCGGGCGGCACGTTCACCAATCCATACATCAGTCCAGGTGCAAGCGGCGCAGGCATGTTGAGATGGAACTCCGGCATGAACTGTATGGAGGTAAACGATGGCAATTCGTGGCAGCAGATTCACTCGGCACATCCTATGATCACTCTCACAACAGACGCTGAAACCCTGTTAGATTGGGCACGAGCCAAGCGTGATGAAGAATGGCGCATTGCGCACCTGGCAGCACAACATCCCACAGTGGCAGATGCATTGGCAGCAGTGCAACTGGCCAAAGAAAAACTGCAGGTGGTGACTGCACTTTGCGATACTGACAGCAAGTGAATAATTTTCAAAAGTTATTTGAAGGTGCTAACACACAAACAAAAATTTGTGGGATGTGCCGTAACGAAAAACCTATTGGATGTTTTGGATTTGATGGCGGTGCCAAATATAGAAGATATGAATGCAAAGAATGCGCAAGAGCTCAAAGTAAATTGGTTGCAAAATTAAAAAAAACAGCTCCGGCAGTGCCATTAAATTATCGATGTCCTATATGCAATCGCAATGAAGAAGAAGCACACGGATACAGTGTAAAAAAGAAAACAGTATGGTGTGCAGACCATGATCATATTACTGGCGAATTTAGAAATTGGTTGTGTCATAAATGCAATTTAGGGCTAGGAAACTTCGCTGACAATTTACAAAGACTGCAATCTGCTGTACAATACTTGGAAACTTATGAGCGCAGACATTGACATTGATGTGCCGGATAGAACGGCTGTGCTGAAATTAATCCAGCACACTGCCGCACGGCAACTGCATCAAGGTCAAGTGCGTAAACACAATTCAGGCATCTATGTCACAGACATTCCTAGAGACATACCCAATGGCTGTGCAGCCATAGACTATGAGTCAGCAGAACAGCGTGGATACTTCAAGATAGATCTGTTGAACATGAGTGTGTATCAGTTGATTCGTGACCCTGCACACTATGCTGAAATGTTGGCAGCCGTGCCACCATGGCAGAGACTGTGGACTGATACTGCTTGGGCTAGTCAGTTGGTTCATGTGGGCAATTACACAGACTTGATGCTGTCAATGCGGCCAGATTCAATACCCAGAATGGCAGCGTTTATCTCAGTTATTCGCCCGGGCAAAGCACACTTACAAAATCGCCCGTGGACAGAAGTGTTTGCCGAAGTGTGGAACGGAGATGATTCTAAAGGTTACACATTCAAAAAGTCGCACAGTATAAGTTACGCGGCTTTGGTCGCACTACACATGAATCTACTCAATCAAGACGCCGCACAAGTGTGATTGATTTTCGCTTGCTTTTCTTGCGAGCAATGTCCATCAAACTGCACACTGGACCGTGTAAAACTTCAAGATCTTTGTTGGAAAATGTGCGCAACGTAAATCTAAATTTGTCCCAATCTTGGCGAAGGAATATGTTGATGGGGATGGATCTATTGCTTTCCCACCACCACTGATTGGCCAGTTCTAAAAACAACATTTTGTCTTGTTGGTCAACTACAGATCCAAAGTCGTAGATGGTAGTCACGCTGTCATCTCTGTTTTGTATAATGCCCACGTATTCTGCGTTTGCATAACTGCAAAGAGTAATAAACGGGTATTTTTCTGCCAGCTTATCGAAGATTGTATTGCCCATAAATATTGTTCGAGGATCCTATGTATTCAACCACCGTTTACTTATACCAGCAAATTACCAAAGTCTTGTTAGTTGACACCAGTGGTGGATATTTCACAGCGAGGTACGACCCAGTGTATGCA